TACCAAGAGGATCTTAGAAATTTTGCGAAGACCAGAGGTCATACCTTGGGAACTCAACAAGCAATTTACTCAGATAATTAATATTTCATTAGGATAATTTTTATATGTATAATATGTAAAAATGCCAATCAAAAACGGAGATAAAGTATACTTCAAAATAAAATCTGGAGCAATCAAAACCGGAATATATGATAGTAAATCTAAGATGGTGATGATGTCCGGTGGTAAGAAAACGATGCCTCCCAAGAAAGCGATGTTTCACACGCGTGCATCTGCTGTGAAAGCACCATTTGTAGATTTACGTGATAAAGCGCCAGAACTAGGATCTATGCCGTCAACGCCGAAACCTAAGAAATCAAAAAACGCGAAGGAAAAGGCAACGCCAACAAAGACGCCTACTGAAGAATTATCAGATGAAGCAAAAGAGAAAAAAGAAGATTTCTTAAAATATGGTCAAGGCGTTGGTAAGAGAGTATCATTTAGAGGTAAAGTTAATAAATCAAATCCCGAAAAAACAAGGATCACTGTGGGTGTCATTGAAGGATTTACAAATAAAGGTATTGTTGTCAGAGCAGAGAAAGGTAAAGTCAGTAAAGAAGGGGCAGATCGTAAAATAGGTACTGTAAATTATTCTCGCAGTCAAATTGTATGGACACCAACATCAGGAACTACCAAGAAAGTTGTATCTTGGAGCACGGCAAAGCGAGGCCCCGATTCAGGCGGTAAAGGTGGGAAAATTATATTAGATACAATTGGTGGATAAGAAATAATACTCACATAAAAATAATATGTTTTTTTAATATAAATATGGAAAGTTCACCTCCACAAATTGTTCCTGTTAGAGACCCAGAAGCACTACCTGATACGAAAGGACTTCCACCAGTTCACCCACACCTACCCCAGATATCTGGTCATGGTGGTGGTGCTTGCGTACTAATGATCAGTCCTGTGAAAACTGGTAAGAGTACGATTGTAAGTAATTTACTATTAAATAAAGATTTTTACGACGGACAGGAAAGGTTTGATTCCGTCCATGTGATTTCTAATACAATCGCAAATGATGTGACATCGCGTTTTTTAAAGAAAGCATTTGATGTATATGATATGTACAAGGATAGTATAGTAGATGGTATAGTGGAACGGCAGAAGTCATTTGAAAAGGAAGATCAGCCGGAGATCGCCGTGGTCATAGATGATTGTTTGGGATCAATAAAACGTGAGGCGAAGATAAATCATTTATGTAGTCGTTTCAGACATTTTAATATTAAGTTATTGATTATAAGTTCACAAAATTTTAGGAATTGTAGTCCAGTAATTAGACAGAATGCGACTAATGTAATTATTGGATCACCTTTTCCAAATCGCAAAGAGTTATTTAAAGTAGCAGAAGAGTATGGAGATTTATTTGGAGGTCCGGACAACTGGATAAATTTATATAAGTATGCGACACCAGATAGATATAATTTTATTCATATGGATTTACAGAGTAATCCTCCAAAGATGTATAAGAATTTTGATGAACTAATTGCGGAAGGGGAAAATACAAAAGTTCCTGTACGAAATACAAAGATTCCCGAAGATAAATTATTATTAAAACAAGAAGAAGAAAATGTTAATCAGTAATAAAATGGACGGTCTAGAAATTTCAAGAACAGTTGAAACTGGTAGAGCGCAAACGCAAGCAGCGGAACAACAACGATTTGACAGACAGCAACGTATCCAAGATATACTGGATAAACGTGATCAAGATTTGAAGAATGCATCTGATAAAAAGGATTCTGACTATGATACGGATTGGACGCAAGGTGCTATCACCGGTGGAGAGACGGCATTTAGATTTGTTGGTGGTCGTCAAACACCAATGGGAATTACTGCTCTTCGTGCGATCAAAGGTGGTGTTGATGATTTAGTAGGGGCAGTGGGTGCTAAGATTTCAGGTGATCCATCGGCACAACCTCTTCCATCTCGTAATATAGTTGAAGCACCGAGCGATGCTGAGGCAGAAGCGGTACAAAGACGTGCTGTAAGAGTTGCGGCAGCAGGAGGTTCTCTGCGTGGCGGACGACAGATTCTTCCAGCACAGGTAGATGCTCCGCTGGGGACACAGGTGGCGGAAGGGAATAGAATGCGTGCCTTGGGACAGCAGAGAAATGTAGACATTACTGGTGGAGCGCAAAGAGCAACTCAAGATGAGGCAATGGCGATCGCTCGACGAAATGCTCCTACTGAAACCAAGACATGGAAGGCTGGAAGTGGATTGATCGCAACGGATGTAGTTGCTTCAAATCCGGAAGAACTACAGCAAAGCAAACCTGCGCGAAATGCTGTAATTACGGAACAGATCGCAAATAAGGAAACCGCAACTGGACAACTAACTACAAAGTTAGGGAAAGTCCAAGATATTTTAAATCACCCAGTTTCAAAGGTCGCTGGTAAGGTTTACGGAAATATCCAAGGTGGAGAAGATATATATGATTTCTTTAAACATAAAGATCAGTTTGATCCCAAGGGTCCCGGTGGGGAAGCGATGTATGCATCTCATATTTTGGATTCACTTGGTACTGTATCAGATCTGATAGGTACATTTGTTCCCGGTGCTGAAGAGTTAGGGGCAGTATTGAACGTTGGTGCTGATGTTGCTAAGGACGTCGGACAATATCAAAAGGATAGTGCGAATTCATCTGGTATAAGTGCCTCCGCGACTGCTGCTGTGAGTGCTGTAAATGCGGCACCACAGATAATTACTCCTGCTTTACAGACGGCTGGATTGGTTGCATCGGCGTCTCGTCATATCCAGAACCAGAGTTCTGTTGGTGCTTTTTAATGATATTTTTTTTTTATTAATGTTTTGAATTTTAAATATAGTAAAGTAATAAAATATATTTATGCCATCACCTTCGTTTTTCACATCTGAAAATAAAATTCCCATCGCGCAGAAAAAGATTTCTGTTCGTGCTGAAAATGGACTTGAATATTCTTTAGGTCAAAAAATTGACTTTGTAATTCCCGGTGGGATTGGATACATGATGCCTTCGGAGACATACCTAAGATTTGATGTAAAAATTAAATTACCGACGACTGCATCTGTATCTGGAACTTTTACGAGATTGGCGCTTGATCATGAGACTGGCGCAAATGTTTTAATTAGAGATATTCGCATTAGTTCTGGTGGAGCTCAAAATGTTGTTCTTGAAGAAATCCAGAATGCTAATATTCTTACTTGTCTAAAATATGATTATGAAACTAATGATACATTAAAGTCTAAGCGTGCTGTCACGGAAGGTTGCCTAGATCAAGATCCCAAATGTCGTGGTACTATGGGTGGGACTAAATCGGTGGGTAAGAATACTACTTCTAATCCATACTATTCCGAGAACAAGGAAATTTCTGCTGGGAAGGGGACTGCCGACGGACGTGGAATTGAGAATTTTGAGACGGTTAAGGCGCTATTGAAGATCCCCGGTGGAATCTTTGGAAACGACAAGGTTTACCCACTTCAGTTGACGGACGGACTCCGTATTGAAATCTTACTGGAACAACCGAATCGTGTATTCCGTCAAACCGAAAGTGTTATCCGCGATAAAAATATTATGTCAAATCCTGTATTCCATTCAGTTGATGGTGACTTTAATAATCCTACTGCGTGGGGAACTGCGGCGGCCGGAGCGGCAAATGTGACAACTACAGTTTACCTTGATCGTGCTAATAACCAGACTGGTATAGAGAACTGCCCTTTTACGATTGGTGAAGAGATTTCTTTTTACAATCCTAAAACTGGCGTAGATGTCGGTGATAAGTTGACATCTGATACGGGGACGGTCACTGGGTGTGTCATCAAAGACATTACATTTGATGGAAGCAAGAATGATGGTGCTGGACTTACTCTGCTCACGTTTGAAGGAAATTGTACTTACACTGGTGGTTCGGCATCAATTGTGAATGGTGGAGACTGGCATGTTTATTCTCGTGCTGTTGAAGCAGCGACTTCATATGATCCGACACTTACAATTGACAATGTTGAACTTCTTGTCCAGCAAGTCCAGATGCCTCAAGGATACACACAGAAAATGATGTCAATGCTAAAGGCAGGTGGGCAACTCAGATATGATTTCTTATCTTACACCAATTACAAGTATTCACAGCAATCCTCGGATCGTGTTGCTAATATTCGTTTACCTCTTGTTGAAAGTCGTGCGAAGTCTATTCTTGCTATTCCAACGGATGCAACGGTTCTTTCCACTAAGAAGGCAATTGAAGCAACTGATACTTATGTAATCAATAATGTCGTCAATGATTGTGGGGGAACTCAGGGCGGAACGGTATATGCTATGAATCGCTCGACGAGAGGTGGACTTGTAGGAATTACTGACAATGCTACTGACTATCAGTTTGTATATGCTGGTAAACTGAATCCTTCAAGAAAAGTACCACTTGATCGTGTATCGGTTAATGTATCTGGTAATCTTGCTTTGAATCAGCAGTGGTGTATTGAGGCTGAAAAGGCATTATATATGGCGGGAATTGATTGTTTATCATTCCTTAAGTATCAAGATAATTTCTTTATCGGTCGGGCATTAAGTCTTTCAAACGGAGTTTATGATGCTAGAGGACGTGATTTCAATTTACAGATTGAATATACTGGAGATCGTCCACCGACGCAACCGAAACTTTGGAATTGTTATTGTGCTCATCTAAGATCCATTGTTGTGAAAGGAGATCAAATTTCTGTAGAGGTCTGAATAAAAATATTTTTTTACCTATAATATTAAAAAGTTTTACATAAATAAATGTCAAGCAGCAGAAAAAATCTTGAAATCACTTCATCTAATCACACCTCCACCGGTGTGGTTTCATTTAAATCTGGTAATCCTGTATTACAGTTTATTATTGGCGAATCGGACATGACCCTTATTGGGTCATCTATTCGTCTTTGCGGACAGTTTAGAGTCCGTGGTAATTCTAGTTCGGCGAATACTATTCCGCAGAACGCATCTAACCTACGTATCTCTGAGCAGTTGGGTATGTTTTCTATTGTTGATCAGTTGGTCATCAAATCACAGGCGACTCACCAAGTAATTGAGGAAATTAAGAACTATCAACATTTCATGGCGGCGTATCTTCCTACTACTACATCAATGAATGATAATATAACTCATCTTTCACAGCAAGCGCTTGTTCTTCCTAATTACCAAGCGCATAAAAGAAGTGTTGTGGATATTGTTACTGGTAATACTTCTGCGGCAAAAGCAGGAAACTCTTTCTGTATTCATCTTCCTTGTGGATTATTTAACGGACAGAATCCTATTCCCCTGATGCAAAATGCGCAAGGTGGTCTTGGTGGTCTATTGGTTGAGATTCATTTAAGTCCGGACAGCAATGTATTGTTTGGTCAGGACGGTACTTCTTCTGAAATGACGGAAGCATTCTATGAATTAAGTAATGTATACTTAACTGCCGAGGCGGTCGCAAATGCTCCTGCTTCCACGAATACTTTTGAATTCAATAGTATCTCTTCTTACTACACTACATTCAATTCTGCTAATGCTATTATTAATTTTAATCTTGGACTTTCGCGAGTTCTCGGTGTATTTGGTAATATTACTTCGGCATCTATGATTAATACTGTTACTGCTAATGGACTCGCTGCTAATTATCCAGTAAATTCGGATGGATCGGTTGCTACAATTAATCAGTTGTTTTTCCTGAAAGGTGGTGAAAAGTTCCCTATTGAATACAATATCAATTCTCTACAGCGAAGTGATGCAACGGATCAATCAGCAGATGCTCAGATCCAGCAAGAATTTATGAATGCGATTCAAAAGTTCAATGCTATTAATCGTACTATGGTTAAGGCAACGACTACGGAAGTGGTTGCTGCGGATCCTACTGGTGCGATGAATACTCGTGTGAATGGTGGCTTGGTCGTAGGTATTGGCTGTGCCTATGATGTTATATCTGGGAACGGCGTTGATTTCTCTTCACAGAACTTTGGGATCCAGATGGAGACTGGTATTACTACTGATTCTCCGCAGGCACTATACCTTTTTGTTCATTCTAAGCAGACTTTAATGTTTAGTCAAAATGGTATTCGTGTTGTAAAATAAGGATAATATTTAAACTTTTTTTCTTAATAATATATAAAATGGTATTTAGTTTCATAACTCTCACAAATGTTGGTTATTTAGATTATACACGAAATATGATAAAGTCATTAGAGAACTGTAAGTGTTCTCACAAATTAAAAGTATATTGTTCTGGTCAAGAGTGTTATGATAATTTAGACTATGATAATAAAGTATTATTGGAAGTTGATGCTCCTGACGACCAGCAGGTGTTCCGACAAGGTGATTGGAATAAAATAGTATTACAGAAATTTAGATGTATCTGTAAAGAATTTGAAGAAGGGAATGATGTATTGTTTAGTGATGGAGATATTGTTTGGTTGAATGACAGATTTATCCGTGATATTCCTAACCGAGTAGATGAGAATGATTTACTATTTCAAAATGATAAGATGCATGACGAAGACCCTTCCGAGATATGTACTGGGATCATATATGCTAAGTGTAATGATAATAACAAGAAATTATTTAGTTTAACGGACGAACAGATCGATCACATGAAGTGCGATCAGATATATATTAATGAATTAAAAGATGAATTGAACTTTGAGAGACTACCATTGAGATTATATCCAAATGGTAATTATTGGAGTAAAGTTGCGACACCAAAGAAGTATTGTATTCATTTTAATTACTTACAAGGCGATCAAAAAAAAGAAGTTATGAAGAATTCTGGGAATTGGTTTCTTTAAATTTATAGAGTTTTAAGTTTTTTTCTAATCTTTCATTTTCAATACATCTTAGTTTTCTTCTATGAATACCAAGTTTGTGCCACGTGGTATTTATCTTGTTACGAGTTCTTATGTGGTGTTGATTTGCGATATGAAATCTAAGTATTTGGTAAAAATATCTCATTACTCTTATATTTAAGAATATAATATTTAAATATATATAAATGAAATTTGTAATCCCATCATATAAACGTTGTGAAAAAGTTAAAAGTGAGACGCTTGCGTTTTTAGAAAGACATAAAGTTCCTTTGGACGACATCTGGCTGGTTGTTCGTGAGGACGATCCGCAATTAGAAGAGTATGGAAAGATTAAAGTAAATCATTTAGTATTGGAGGAGAAGGGTATTGGTAAGACCCATAATGGAATTACAAACTTCTTTGATGAAGGTGAGCAACTCATAGAAATAGATGATGATTTAATAGATTTATGTGATAAAGAACGTAAACCTATTGAAAACTTTTTGGAAATATGTGATACAATATTTCAAAAATTAGACGAAGAAAAATTATCCTATTGTGGGACTTACAGTGTAAATAATCCAATGTTTATGAGTTCCTGTAAGGAATATACAACTGATCTAAGATATTGTTTAGGTTGTCTAAGGTTTCGTTATAATCGTCGAGAGATCCAAGTGGAGACTGATTATGCTGAGGATTTTGAAAATTGTATTTTACATTATTTAATGGACGGCGCGCTCTTGAAGTGTAACTGGTTGGCTCCGAAGACTAAGAATTATAGTGAAGGTGGTTGTGATGGAGACGGACGAGATTATGAAAGTGAACGTGAAGCAAAGGAGTATTTATCTGAAAAGTACCATACATTGTGTAGTTTGTGGACGCGAAAGAATGGACGGTTTGATTTACGTTTGAAGGATAAACGTTCAAATCCTTTGGTGTATGTGATCAATGCATATCCTGATCGTCGTAGTAAATACGATCATAGATATAAGATGTTCAAGGCGCATTGGTGGGAAGATATTGTGGAAGGGGAAGGTGGAATAATGAGTAACTATCATTTCCGTCATAATTGTAATATGGAACTGAGAAAAAAGATAGTAGCATGTACGGAGTCGCATAAAGATCTAATGAAAAAGATAGTAAAAGAAAAGACAAACAATGTGATTATTTTGGAAGACGATGCTGTATTGGATTTTGATAGAATTGGTGAACTACGACGAATGAAAGAGTTTTGTTATTTGGGCGGTCAGCTAAATACATTGAAGGTTAGTGAATATGGTAAGTTGGATAAAGATAAGATTAGATCTGAATTTCCGGAAGGTAATATTCAAACGATAGATACTGAAAAGTATAGGATAGTACATAATCTGGGGTATTATTTTCCGAAGTGGGAAATTGCTGCGGAACTATTAGCAGCGATGCCAAAGTGGGAAAAGCATAGGATTATTGATGCTGAGTTCTTCCAATTACAGCAGTCATTATTGGTTAAAAAGTTTATCTATCCTGCGATGGCAACATTGTATTTACCTGATGCTAAGAATGGATTTACATTTAATTCACAGGTGAAACAATCAAAGGAGGACAACCAATCACATTATTAAAAAAAAAAATTTTGGTGTCATAATAAAATATTGAATATAAATAAATGTCATATTCTACCAGTCAAGATCAGAATACAATGAGCGACGAACTCGCGAGCAATACTCCTGCGATGATGAACCAAGCATCAAGTGTACCGGATTTAGTAAAGATCGGTGCTATTCCTACTAACACTGCGATTGAAGTGGATAGTGATATACTAGATCCAGTCGTGAGGTCGGACACCTTCTGTCGTTTCCAACTTCAAAACAAAGGTATACTTCACAGTCATTCTAAGATTAGTGTTAGATTGGCGAACTCTGCTGCCGACGGCGATGCATTCTTCCCTCTTGGTGTGGGAGTACATAGTTTAATTGATCGTTGCCGTCTATTAATTGGAACGCAGACGATTAGTGAAATAGATGACTACAACCATTACATGGGTTACAAGTCTTTATTTATGTCTGGAGAACACCAGAAGGAACGTGAATCTGTAACGTCTGGGCGTTGTATTAATCACGGAGTTTATTACAATGATGGAGACAATGCTTCCAACGGTGGTATATCTGATACATCGGCATCATTTATCGGACTGGACATTGGAACGGAAGTTGATCGTAATGTATCTGAGGCAACTGCCATCGGTAATCTTGAATTGAAACCATACATGAAAACTAATTCAAATCTTGGAGGTCCCGAGTATCAGATAGCTATTGCGGATCTATTCCCTTTCCTTTACACGAATCAGTTGCCATTATATATGATTAAAGAACCTGTAACGATTGAACTAACCTTTTCGGCAGCATTGGATAAACGAGTATCTGGTAATGCTGGCACATCATATTCTATTGATACTACTTCATTACAGATGGTTGCTGATTATCAGTATTTCCCTCAAGAAATTATGGAACAGTATGCTGCTGCGAACAGTGATATGACTTTTACGTATGTTGATTATCGTATGGCGAAGCGTACTGTATCATCATCTGGAGCGGCTGGTGCTGAAGAAGCAACTGGAACTACGATTATGAATGTTGGTGGTGCTGGTCGTATCTGTAGTAAGGTAATTGGTATGCTTTCACGTGATGCGGAAAGTGGTGGTGGTATTACTAACAATTATCATTCATATGGTCCCGGACGTAATTATGATACTGCGGCAAGTGCTTCTGCGTCAACATTTAACGGATCATTTATCGCGAATATTAAGTACAATAACGAGTTCTTATATCCTGTGGATTTGGATAATTCGGCAAGATATTTCTATCAGGTAACTCAGGCGGAGGGTATGGTTCCGTTTGTTACTCGTGACGAGTATTCATTCCAAGGGGACAGTATAACTCCATTTACATTTGAAGGTATTGCTCAGAATGCGACGCCTCATGGATTACCGAATCACTTTTTCTACAATGCTTATCATCTAAATCGCAATGAAAGAGTTAACAGTCGCGGCATTGAATATTATTTCAACTACGATGCACTCGCTACGCTTGGTGGGGGAACATCAAATTCTTATACTCTTCGTGTATATACGGAAGTATTAAAGACTGCTAGTATTAGCAATGGTATGGTTTCAACTTCACTTGCCTAAATAAATGATAATTTTTTAATGTAATTTTTTTTTTAATCTAATCTATATCAAAATAGATGTCTGATAATTATACAGATACAATCTTATTGGAATGTAACCGTAAATCATCTCCGGAGTATTTATCTGGTGGAGATTCTGGAAATGCTACATGGACTAATAATACTGGTACTGGGATTAGTTTGGACGTGGGAGATACAATAGAAGTGGAGTCGGCATATGTATCTGCGATTGGTAATGAAGCATCAACAATTGAGATCAAAGGAAAATCTTTCCCTGTGATTCGATCAAGTAGTCAAGTATCAGTGAATAGTTCATTTATGGAGGCGGTATTTGAAGGTGAAACGGATTTGACCAGTAAAAAGGTGGGAACTTTTCGTTGGAATGCCTCAATGGGAAGTGTATTACATACATTAAAGGACAGTGAAATAAATTTAACTCAATCTTATTATAAAAATACGAATGCGGAATTTTATTGTACTTTGCCGAGAATGGCTGCTGTGAATGGGTCTTTTCTTAATAAATGGTTCCCCTTGGGAACAAATCTTGACACCGCGAAGAACTACCGGTGGCCGGATGGCGGTATATATATGCCTGCTAGTGGCGGTAAACTTAATCTTAATGACGCAGCAACGAACAATGGTCCCCAGGCGAATTGGTATTCTTACAATTCATCACAGAATGGAAGTGTGGTTTCTCCTAATCCTTTTAGATTGGGAACAGATTATAATGCTGTAAATTATGATAAACCTTTTATTTATCCGGGAAATACCAGCAAACCCGCAACATATACTAATCTAGGATTAAGACACGAATGTATTAATGATGGGACTAGGCATACATTGTTTGTTCGTGATAAATTTAGTAATAATGCTAGTGATCAGGACGACGGATATTTATTGAACCCACTACGTGATCCTGCCTTATATGAATGGATCTGGTACAAGGACACAAATACATATAATGTGAACGTTGGTTTTAATTCCCCACAGAATGTTGCTACCCAGATTACAAATCAGATGTCAGACGTAACAGAATTACAGAGTTTAAATGTAATGCGAACGGGGGACAATGAGAAGAGTTTGCGACGAATAAATATTGAAGGTAAAACCCGAAGTATGAAAAGGTTTCCTTGCGCTACACCGGAGTATTTTTATCATTCATCAAATGTATCAACTACTGGTTTAAATAAAATTAACGCGAGTATGTCTCCTGCCATCTGTTATTTAGATCCGAACAATGCATCTCTTCAATATAATTACATGGATCAGACAAAGTGGGACGACTACCTGTATGGATATGATAGTATGTATGCCACGGTTGGATTTAAACGTCCAGAAATACAGGAAACTGGGCGACGTATAGCACCAGATCCATATAGTAAATCATTATCATTAAAACTTGCTCCATATGATGTCACGAAGAATGCATCTGAACAGAACATAGTTTATCCATCGGGATCGAGCACTAATGGATCATGGGCGAATGTGATACCATTAGCATTGGATTGGACGGAAGAAAATTTATTATCATTGAAGGAGTATTTTGATAGTCAAAAACTATATCCTGAATTATTTTCATATAACGATATGTCTGCTTCACAACAGACGTATGCTTTTGATCTTACGACATTCCCTAATGCTTCAAATAAGATAAATGTGGAAGAGAGTAGATTTTTACATATGAATCGGGGAAATCTTGATATAAACCGAGTGTTTATAAAGAATGGAACTACATTAAATGCTGGAACATTTAAGATATCCTGTTCAGATGCTGTGCCAGCGAGTATGAAACTGGGTGATAAAGTTGCCGATTATTCTGATTTAACAGCATTTGATGTGGACGATCCGGCTGTATTTGTGGTGGCGTTAGACCGAACTGCTAATCCACAGACGATTACATTGAATGTATCATTTAAGAGTGATATTGAAGGTGACGGAGACGAGTATTTTGATATTTCCCAACGTGTTTTAGGAAATGATAATTATTTTACAGGATCATTTACTACTGAGAAGGAGTGTGCTGCTATATTTTTTGATTATGATAGTAAACGATCGGAGCAAGGATCTGGTGGTGCGAATGTATCTGAGTTATATTATGGATTTGGATTAAAGTATATAAACTCTGATGAAAGGGAACAGATTGCTTTGAGTGTGGAAAGTTTTGGTATTGCGCTCGGGTTTTTTAATGCTAGTAAGAACATACCTCTTGGATTAACTGATACTGTATACTCTGAGGGCGGACAACCTCAAAGAAGGATAAATACTGAAACTACGAGAGAGATAGGATTTGATAAACATTTTAATGCTTATGGTACTTGTGCTATATTATTATACAATGGAGATTCTAATGATTCAGACCCATCATATGTGAGTGCTGTGAATACATCTGCTGTGCCGGCAAGTGAAGGTAGTGCATCTGCTGCCATACGGTATCCAAGATCATTAAAAGTGTGGCAAGAACGTGAAATATTGGAAGGATATGAAGCGGCAGACAATACTGGAACGGCGGATGGATTCGGTCGTGCTGTACCAGACGCGGCCAAGCGCCTCTCTAATCCATATCCCACCCAAATGTCATATAATAATACGGTTTATATAGGTGCTGATGATCCAGTGTTTAGTTTTGATGGGGAACAATCACGATTCTTTTTTCAAAGATTACATACTGCGGAACGAGTGGGTAATAATTATGATACATCAGCAGATGCTCCTATCGCCGATGCTGATTTAACAGTATATAAGATAAATAAGCGATTGCGATTTACAAATTATAGTCCTAATTTCATACCATATAATAGAAATGAATTACAATATATACCATACGGGAATGCTTCTTCAGAAGTTATCATAAGTTTAGATAAGAATATTGTACCATATAGTATTATGGATTCACATAGTGGGATACAGTTTGAAGATTATGGAGTATCAAAAAAGCAGTGGCGAAATAGTCTTTGGGAATTGATGGGATTTACTTACGAACAATTCCATAGTAGTTTAGGAAATCGTAATACGCGAGTAGAACCAGCTGGATTGACAACAAAATTCGCGACAACCAACTCTGAAATAAGATCTGCTGATTTTGTGAATTTTAATAAGACTGGACTTGGTGTGACAAAGTTTGATCCAACTGGAATCGCGACGATGCGTTGGACGTGTCAGGATACGGGAGCGACCTGGCCATTTTCGGTCAGTAACACAAACACCTACGTCCCTGCTCCGGGACAAAAAGATATGGAGAACGGAACACTTGCTTATAGTGGTCGTTGGTACGGATATGCTGACTATCCAGCGATAGTTCAATCTTGTAGCAGTGTTAAGATCTTAGCAGAAAAGTTGCCCAGAAAAATGATAAGTCCTATATATTTAATTAAGAGTGATGTGATAAGTCCGGAGTATGTTGGAGGTCCCGAGGGATCCGCTAAAATGCCGATAGTTTCGGTTGTTCCTAAAAACAGTGGATATGGAGATTTTTACAATGGTATAGGAACAACTGTATTTACGAATACAATACCAAGAACAATACAGAATATTACGACAAGTATAATGGATGCTGATGGAACTGAGGCGCGAGTGGACGATGCATCGTGTGTGATCTACAAAATTACAAAAGAGATCGGTGGAACATCGCAAGTGATGAGTGATATATTAAATCCTCCAAAAAAGAAATAAAATATTTATCAGTAATAAAATATATGGTAGTATCAAACAAAGATAAATTTAATGTTCGTTACAAGTTTAAAAAAGGTACGTCGCACTCTCGGGCTGAAATTGCGAAGTTGTCTGGAATACCTGTTAGAATACTTACCGAAGTCTTCAAACGAGGCGTGGGTGCGCGACGCAGCAACCCTTCATCAGTTAGGTCTGCTACTACGGGAAAGAAGGTTGGTGGTAAAACCCTTCGCGGAAAGATGAGTGCTTCTCAGTGGGGAACTTCGCGAATCTATAGTTTTGTCATGAAGCAGCCGGGAACGTGG